CGGGAAGCGCCTCTTCGGGCTCGGGGGCACGGGCAGGAGCGGAGGTGGCGGCCTCTGCCCTGGTCACCACCTCGCGCACGCTGGAGGAGTTGCGGCGGCGTTCCTGCTCGTAAATTTCGGTCTGCTCCTCAACAGAGTAGAAGCCCATGGTGATCTCTGGTGCCTGGGTGCGGATGAGGAAGGCGGCGGCTCTGTAGCGGAACATGAGGTCGGGCATGGTGGTCCACTTCGGGTTGCGCTGGGTCCACCCTTCGGCCTGAGCCATCTGCATAGTGACCAGGGGACCGTCGATCTGGCGGCCGGTGGTCAGGTCTACGGTCAGGGCTCTGCAGCCGTACTGCGGCGTCCCGGGCTTGCCGGTGAACTCGTACTGAATGGGCGCGTACTTCCCACACTTGTTGAACATAGCGATCAGGAAGGCGCTGGCCCATGCCGGCTTGCCGTGCACGATATACATGTTCTGCATGACCATGAGCGGGTCCATCTTCTCGCGGTAGGCGATATTGAGGGCCACGACGCAGTTGGCGATGTTCCCGCGGAAGGCATCGGGCACGATGGTGGAATGGCAGAAGAGGTCGGCAATGCGCTGCATGCCCTCGAAGCCCTGCACGGTGTTCAGGGAAATCTCGACGACAGGACGGACGGCAGGAGCAGCCTGGACAGCCTGTTCCTGCTGACGTGCGGAGCGGAGGCTGGCGAGTGTGGTGCCGGTTCCGGGACGAGGGTAAGAAGTAGTGGTTGTGGCAGTAGTCATTTTTTAACTCCTCCAAAAACAAGTATTGTATACAGGGCAGTATTTTTCTGAGCAGAGGGAAGACCTGGCGTTACCGTAGAACGTGCCGCTCTTCAGTATCTGGCCGGCCACCTGCAGGAGTCCGGGGTTCTCTTCGGTGCCCAGGAGAAGATCCACGGCTCCCGTGATGGCGCCGAGGCCGCATCTGCGGCCCTTCGCTGTCTTGGCAGACTGGAGGCCGATGATGATGGCCGGTGCCGTCATGGGGGTACCTATGGCCTCTCCTGCGAGCAGCTCGTAGACGGCCATCTGTGCTGCGTGCCCCTGTGTCCTCACGGTTCCGTCTGCGGCTACGGCCGTCTTGCCTGTCTTGATGTCACAGATGCCGAGGGTTCCGTCCTGGTCTCTGCGGATGCGGTCAGTCGACCCGGTCAGGGTGATGCCCACGTCATCCAGGGTCAGCTCTGGGCACTTAGCTTCCACGGCTACGTAAGTCATCTTCGGGGCTATCTCCTCACAGTACAGGCGTACGAGCGCAGTGGCTATGGGCTCCAGCTTTTCCGGTGTCTCGTCTCCCCAGTCGACGTCGCGGCTTTCATCGCGAAGGGCGTCTACGACCGCTCCGGTCGTGTCGTCGATGCTAACGGGAGTACCCCGGAGGGCCATGTCATCGAAAAAGGCAGTACCGGCGTGAACTGCCGTTCCCAGCTGAGCGGCTGGGGAAGAAGGCATGGACATCTTCAGGACGTTCCTGGAAAACCATCTGCAGGGGCAGTCAAAAAGGTCAGCCAGGGAAGATGCATGTATAAGTATATTGGTCATCATATGCCTCGTTGTTTTAGTTGGGGCCGGGATGTCGGGTCCCAGCCCCTCAGTCCAGCGGGAGGAAACCGCATGGTCCTGTCTGTGCCGCAGGCAGGAAATTCTAGAAATCTGTGCCGACCGTGAAGAGCATTCCTGATACGATCAGGATGGTGCCCACCCACGCCACCGCGGCCATTGCCGTGGTGATGCCTTCGATGATGCGCTCCCTGCGGGTCTGCTTGGCGCGCTGCTCCATCTGCCATGCGAAGGCTCTGCGGCCCTCGCGGACTGTCCGGCTCTCGATGGCGGAGAGCAGGACGGCGGCGTCCTGAAAACGATCATATGCGGTGTACATTTACTGCCTCCTTTCCCGTCCTCGCGTCCCTCGTTCTTCGCACCTTACTGACAGAGCAGTGTGCGGCTATGCCGACTTACCCTGTTTTTCTGGCCGTCCCTGCCGGACAGACGGGGCCTTTGGTGGTGCTTACTCGGCACCTCGGAAGGTTCCTTTCCGCGGCTTCTCCCCGCTGGCAAAGGCAGAATATATCAATCGTTATAATATGTAAACAAAAATATCGATTGATATAATTATGGAGATGGAAGGATAATTTCTCGGGCAACAAAAAAGCCTCTCGGGGAGGGGCTGGAGCAAAACATGGAATGCGCCGTCCGTCAGCAGACGCCTGAATTTTTTAATGTGGTTTTGAAAAGCTTGAATACCCTTTGCACTGCAAGCAGGGCACCGACGCCAGAGCTTATAAAAAGAAATCCAACAATTGGGTGGTTCTGAGGCTCGGCGAACAAAGCCAAAATAGAAACCATGATGGCTCCGAGAGTCCACCTGAAGGCTGCAAAATGATAGCGGACATAGAGTCGGAAGACGTTCATCTGCTTCATAGCCTTGAAGAAATCATTGTTGCTGAAGCCTGCCAATAGGCAGAGAGATGAGAGCTCAAAACCAAGGGCAATTGAGAACAAAGTGAAGTAGACGTTCTCAAGCTCAGTACAGACTTCATCTAAGCCATATGGGCTGAGAAAATAAAGAATCACAAAGGATGTCAACGCGATCGAAGCTGGTGTCCAATTTTCAATTGCTCTCTTGAGGGGTGATGTATATGGCAAGCTCATCTGCCTTTTCCTCCAAAGCTGAAATGCCTGCAGAAAGGAGTGAGTGTCGATCCAGTTCCCGGCCTGGAGTCAGGCTCACATCCTGAAATGATACAATTCTGTCTGTAAGCAAATCTATTGAAGAGCATTTGAGATGTCCATCTATATCTTCCTGTATAGTAGCATCTAGAGAGCTGATCGCTCCGTCATCCGTCTCATCGTGGTAGGTTTTGAAGCAATTCAGAATGTTACGGAAAACCTCTGGCAGTCCTGCTCGCGTTCGTCCAGCACTCCATGTCAATTCCATTGTGGGGGAAGAGAAAAGCGTTCGAATTGCCATGGCTTCGTCTGTGCTTATGTTCCCAGTCGAAAGCTTTTGGTAGTCCAAAGCACCGGCGAATTTTACATGTGCCTTGCGAACTTCCCTGGCATTCGCCAATCTTGTCAATGCGTTAATAGTTAGTGCCGGAACAAAAGTAAAAGATGCTCCTTGCGCGAAGAGGTTTAAATACTGGCATATTGTATTTGGGTATATGGCATGTCGGTTGGAACTCACGGCCGCTACATCCCCAGAAGGATTGACGGCCATGGAGACAGGTTCGTCCAGAGCTTCAGAAGGAGCTAGCCCTAAAGAAGACATTTCCCAATTTTCATCGCTTTTTGACGGGATCCCCCGTATTCGTTTGCTTCTAAACAGGTAGGAGATACCAAGGCTATTACGGAATGGAGCGCCGTCAAGAATTCTTAAGCTTCCGTTGACATTTTGTTGACGTTCAGCAGTTCCCGTAGCCATTATATTGGAAAGCACTTGATGGATGCCATAGGGAAAATTTGAAGACTTTTGTATTTGAAAAAAGTTGAATTTAACTTTTAACGAGTTGTCTGGCATTCGCCTCTCCTCTGCCTACTGCTTTCTAGTCACCCAAAAGCCAATAGCGCCAAGCCCAAGAATAAAAAGATTGATGGCAAGCTTAATCGTCATTGAATTTGTCTTGGCCTTGCTTGAGAGCTTTCTTTTTGGCCCGTTCTAATTGCTGTATGCTTTTCTCTGGGGGTGGAAGATCTTCAGGCATGGTGCCTCCAAGTTCTTTGATTGTCTGGCGGACTTTCTTGCCTACTTCAAAATGGGTTTTGTTGTCAGACATGTCGTCTCCTGTTGTAAGCTCTCTACTTCTTCCTCACGTCCGACCACGCCCAGATGACGCGGCCAATGACGGCCTTGGTCAAGTCCCCGTCGTAGTCTTCCCTCAAGCTGTACAGCATGGGCGGATTCTCGGCGGCGTTGTCCGAGTAGAACTGAATGATCCAGTCATTCTTAGCTCTGTGAAGTGACACGCGCTTGATCATGCCTGCATCGTCGGGATCGCGCACCAGCATGATGTGCCCAGGATAGCGCACGTCTTTGTCGTCGCGGTCCACAAGCACTATGTCGCCGGGATTCAGAAGAGGGCACATGGAAGTTGAAGTCGGGCCAATTTCGACTGCTATGAGGTTTCTTCTGCCTCTAATGGCTTCGACGTGCCTGTAGGCCAGAAACCAGCTTTTCACTTCGCCTTGGTCGAAGTAGCCGGGGCCTGCGCCCACTTCGCCCACGAGAGGAGCGGCGATGTAGTCTTCAGCCACAGGCGGGGGCACGTTCGCCCCAGCCGGCATGAGCTGGGCGTCGATGAAGCAGACGTCCTTGTCTGGCGTGTTGTCTTCCGGCTTGTCGCTGTAGGTGATTTTTGCGTTGATGGCGTTCATCAGCTTGACTGCGGAGTCCAGATACAGGCTCCTTTTCCCAGAGATGAAAGCTGATAGAGCCGGCTGTCTGATGCCCGCCAGCGTGGCCATTTGCTCCTGGGTGAGGCGGTTTCGCTTCATGTAATCCCGAAGGCGCTTACGGAAAATGTCGATGCTCGTTTCCATAGTTGTCTCATATCCATATTTATAACGGCTGTCATATATCTAATCGGAATATTTAGCTTGCTATATTATAGCGATTGATATAAATGGGCTTTATGAACACACAAGATTTCCGCATCCGACTAGCTGAGGTTATGGCCAGCAAGAAGCTCACGCAGAAAGACGTGGAGACGCAGTATGGCGTTAAGCAGGAAAGCATCTCCTGTTTTCTGAGGGGCGTCAGAGGGCTTTCTGGGGCCAGCGTCCTAGCTCTTCTGCCGTTGCTGTCAGAAGGCGGTCTCAACGCAGACAAGGAACTTGAGGATGCCCACAAAGACTGACCCTTTTTCAATCACGTGGATATATAGTCATGGCGATGGTATATTATAGCTGGTTCCGCGTTTATACTGGCACGATTAATGACACGAAATGGCCACGCATAGCCCGTGACTCAAAACAGTCTGTCGGGGCCGTTGTGTCGGTATGGATGGCGCTCCTGGAGTGCGCGTCCATGAGTGATGACCGGGGATCCGTCGACGACTTCAGCCCCGAAGATATAGACGTCCTCTATGGGTACGACGACGGGACTACGGATAGCATCTTTCAGGCGATGAAAGCACGGGGGCTTATCACTTCCGACAATCGCCTCGAGGCCTGGGCCAAACGCCAATCTCCGGAATCCGGGGATGTGGGGAAGCCGAGCGCATCTACGGAGCGTGTACGCCGGTTCAGGGCAAGGCGGGCGTCCGAATCAGATGAAACGCCTGAAACGGATGAAACGTTACATGAAACGCCTGAAACGGATGAAACGTTACATAAGAGAAGAGAAGAGAAGAATAGAGAAGATAATATAAAATACACCCCCCTTACCCCCCAGGGGGTGGGGGGATGTGAGGCCTCTCAACAGGAAGACCAGCATACGCATATGCCAGATACCCAGGAAAGACGCACGGTCAACACGGGGCTCCCCTCGAGGGGTGGAGTTAATGCCTCGTGGTGGAAGGAGTTTACGTCTCTCTGGGATATATGGCCGAACCGTCAGGGAAAGGAAGCGGCCTGGTGTGTGTACTGCGACTTCAGGCGGCGCAAACTTGACATGCCACCACTGTACGTCCTGAGGGACAAAGCGTCGGCGATGATAGCCCAGGACCGGAAGTTCCTTGCGGGATATGCCCCTGAGCTCAAGACATGGCTAAGGGAGCACCGCTGGAACGATGAACCATGCCCGCCGAAGGACGTGTCTGTCCCCGGAGGCAGACCCACAAGAGAGCAACAGATGGCCACAGACGTGGAGAGAGCGGCCGAGGCTGCCCGGCGGTTCGAGGATTTTTTTGAGATGGCCGCTGATGAACCGGCGGCTGAAGGAGTGTTTGCATGAGTGATGAGCAGACCAGGAAGACTTACGCAATCAGGGGCATGCTGGACGCCCTTGGGCGAAACATCAGTGTGGCAGGACTGAGCCTGTGGAGCATCGTCCTGCGGGACATCCCAGCGACGGTGGTAGAGCAGGGAGTCGTGCATTATCTCTCCTCGAGCGAGTCCGAGTATGCGACGCCGTCGAAGTTTAGGCAGTTTCTGCTGCGTATGCAGGGCAGGGGCATCCCCGACACTAAGGCTGCTGCTGCCTTGGAGTGGGAAAAGCTCATCAAGGCCATCACGGACTACGGCTCGTACAACCGCCCTGAGCTCCCAGAAGAGACGGCCCGTGTCGTTGACTCCATGGGCGGATGGGGAGCCGTGTGCCAGTGGACGAACCCGCAGCTCGAGTTCAAGAGACGCGAGTTCGTGGAGGCGTGGAGGGCCATCAGGGACTCCGAGGCGGAAGAGACAACAGCTCTGCCTGGTTCAACCTGCAGCACCGCCATTCCCCGCCGCGGAGGTGAAGCATGCCTGCCTCGCTGAATGCTGTGCATCTCATCGGCCGACTCGGGCGCGACCCCGAGGCCTTCCACATTGGCCAGGACACCCTTGCCCGCTTCAACATCGCGACCGACGACGGCTACAAGTCATCTGATGGGCAGAGGGTCGAGCGAGTGACCTGGCACACCGTCACAGCCCACGGGGCCACGGCTGACTTTTGCCTCAAGTACCTGCATAAGGGCGAGCTCGTGTACGTGCAGGGGGCGTACATCTCTCGGAAGTACCGGACAAAGGACGGGAGAGATGCCGTCGCATGGGGCGTGTCAGCATCGCGCGTGCAGTTCCTCGACGGCTCCGAACGGGGAGCCCAGAATCGGAACTGTCATGACCACCAGCAGGGAGGATACGACGATGACTGGAGGAACTAAGACTCCCACCCCCACCGAGCACGAGGAGCAGGCCGCCCTCATCAAGTGGTGGTCCTGGTACTCGCAGTGGATGGGCCTCCCGCGATGCCTCCTTATGGCCATCCCCAATGGGGGAAGGCGCTCAAGCATTACGGGTGCACGGCTTAAAGCTGAGGGCGTCAGGGCAGGAATCCCTGACCTCTTCCTGGCTGTACCAACCGGGGATTCCCACGGCCTTTGGCTGGAGATGAAGCGCAAGAGAGGTGGTTTCGTGACGGACTTTCAGCGCGAAGCCATGCAAGCGCTCGAAGCTCAGGGCTTCGCCTGCGTGGTGTGTAGAGGCTTTACAGAGGCGCAGGAGGCTATCGTCAAATACCTCAGGCCCCTGCGAGAAAAGTCAGCCTTGGAGGATGATGACCGTGTGGACGCCTGAGAGAGATGCCGAGCTGCGCAGGCTCGGGACTGAGACCTATATTGCCCGGCATCCCGGCGCCGACGCTCAGGAGGTGCAGGACCGATACCTGCTCCTCCTCGACCCTGAAGGACGTGCGGCTCTGCTCAGAGAACGTAACCGCCTCGTTGAGGAGGGAAAATGGACACAGCCTATCGCTAGGAAGCGAGCCCCTGATCCGTGGCCTCCGGAGGTGGTGGAGAAGCTCCGGGAGCTGCATGAGGAAGGGCTTGCGGCCGCTGAGATAGCTCGGAAACTGAGGAAAACTGAGAGCGCTGTTGTAGCCAAAACCTTCAGGCTTTTTCGCAAGTCTGCCAAGGCCAACACGACCCCAGGGAGCGGAAAATGAAAAGTATCGTTATGCCGATTAAAATACATTTTATCGGAAAGGGCGTAAAGTTCGAGCGCATACGCCGTATTACGGGTTACCTTGTCGGCACTCTGGATCGTTTCAACGACGCGAAGCGCGCCGAGGAAGCGGACCGCGTGAAGCATGGAGTGGCGAGTGGGCGATGAAATCATTTACGGACTGTCAGGGATCGCAGCGCGGTTCAGAGTCTCAAAGAACACAGTTCGCGCATGGTACGTCAAGGGCGCTCCCATCATTAGGCTGGGGGATCGCACCTACAGGGCTGCTTTTGAAGAAATGCTAACCTGGCTGAAATCTCAGACACAAGGGGAATGGGAGAATGTACGAATCAAAAATCATTGATGAAGTATGGAAGGCATTGAATAGCCTCCCGAAGGAGCCCCGGCCTCTCTCTCATATTGTTTCGCAGGCTTTATATGATGAAGCTAAAGCCTGCGGTGGATTATCAGATCTCCTTGGGATCATTGGCAGCTGGGGAGATACCCTGGATGATGAGTATATCGCCCAGCTGCTTGAGGACTACAATTCTGCATCATAATTGCGCAATGATATTGAACTATAGAGAGTTATAATGCGAAAAAAGATATCTTTTATCGAATGTTTAGCTTTTGTCTCTGGTGTTTTATGTATAGGTTCATTAGTTGGTTATATTTTTCTTTTGTTTTACATCGGATTCACAAAAGGCTAGATTGCCTACATATCTCCAGAGAGGAGCCTGCCGGGGCTCTTCTCTTTTTTTGGGCATTCTGCAAAAACCTGTCAACAAAAAAATTAACGGTCTGCAAGGGTCACTAACGGTCACTAACGGTCTCTAACGTCACCCAAAAATGCTCATTCCAAACCCCATGATACGGTTTCCCCAAAAGAAGGGGGCAGACCATGGGCAGGATTCCGTACCGTACACCGCCGAAGAAGGTTGTGGCTTCGGCAGCGCTGATAGCTCTTCTACCTTAGTCTCGACACCGTTGAGGAGTTTGAGGGCTATGTGCCGGAAGGCTACAGGGACCCCGTGGGCATCCCCACGAAGTGCTGGGGAGATACGCGCAATGTCGTCGTGGGGCAGGAGTACAGCTTCGAGGAGTGTTCCAGGTCGCTGAATGAGCATCTCTACGAGAATGCCCGTCCCGTCACCGTTTGCGTGAAGAACTTCGATTCCCTCCCCGACAAGACCAAGGCGGCTCTCGTCTCCATGGCCTACAACATCGGGCCAACGGCATTCTGTAAGTCGTCCGTGTCCAGATATTTCAATCAGGGGCGCAAAAAGCGCGGGTGCGAGCGTATCAGCGAAATATATAAGACTGCCCGCGGAAAGGCCCTCCCCGGCCTCGAGAGACGCCGTGAGTACGAGTCGGCCATGTGCCTGCGCGGCCTGCAGGAGGGAAAATAATGTTCTCCTGGCTCACCAAGATTCTGACATACATCCCCGGTATCGGCTCCATCATCGAAAAGGTGACTGGCGCGTCCGCCGAGGCGGAGAAAATCCGCGCGCAGGTGGAGCTGGAGGAAGCCCGCGCATTTAAGTCCGGCAAGGTCGCCCCCAGGTATGTGCGCGGCTACATCCTGAACGGCATCCTCGCCGGCGGGGCCATTCTCATTGTCTGCGGGCTCGTCTGGCCGGATCTGCTGACTATTCCCCAGGACCTGCTCTCCCAGCTGGAGAAGCTGATCCGCGTACTGGGAGCCGAGTAGTGGCGCAGCTCTCCCTGACGAACGTACTGCTCGGCCTCCTTGTTAGCGTCGTGGCTTTTATTGGGCGGCGCATTATCGAGCGCCTCGACAAGCTGGAGGCGCAGCGCATCGTCTGTGTTCGCGATTTCGCAAAGCAGACAGAAAACGAAGACGCCCACAATAGAATTTGGAGCAAACTGGATTCTCACGAGTCCAGGATTACAATGCTGGAAGCCAAGAAGTAATGGGACTCACTGCAAAACAGGAAGCATTCTGCATCGAGTACGTTAAAGGAGGAAGCAAATCCTTCTCTGATGCCTACAGAGCGGCCTATTCCTGCGCGCGCATGAAGCCGAGCACCATTAACACCAAGGCTTCTGTCCTGGCACAAAACGGTAAGATTAGGGCTAGGATTGACGAACTGCGTGCTGAAGTCAGCAGAGAAGCCAGTGTCACGCTTGCCGATCATCTCCGCACTCTGGAGACATTGCGTGACAGTGCGGCCGAGGCTGGGCAGTACAGCGCAGCCGTCAAGGCGGAGATAGCCAGAGGCAAGGCCAGCGGCCTGTATGTGGATAAACAGGAGATTTCCGGGCCTGACGGCGGCCCCATAGTCGTGCTTTTCGGAGGACAGAGCCGTGAGCCAGTGTAGGGTAAGTCTGTACGACTATCAGATGGACGCGCTGAAGCGCCTGGACACCCGTCACTACGGTGTCATGATCTGCCACCGCCGCTGGGGGAAGACTGTCTTAGCTGTATCCCGGCTTTGCCGAAATGCCGCGAATGGCGGTGAGACATACCGGGGGGCATATCTGGCGCCGACGTACAGGCAGGCAAAGGACGTAGCCTGGGACTACATCAGGAAGATCGCTGTGGCCGCGGGCGCCAATATCAATATCTCGGAGTTGAGCGTGGAGTTTCCCAACGGCGCCCGCATCAGACTCTATGGCGCTGAGAATCCGGATTCCCTCCGTGGGCTCAACTTGTGCGATGTCGTTATTGATGAAGTCTCGCAAATGCCACGTTCCGTTTGGACAGAAATTATCCTGCCCATGCTTGTCTCTACGCAGGGTAGCGCTCTCTTTGTAGGGACGCCTAAAGGTAAGAACCTGCTTCTGTCAATCTGGGAGGAGGCCAAGACGCATCCCGACCAGTGGGTGGCGCTGATGTTCAAGGCATCTGATACTCATTTTTTTACAGAGGAAACGCTGACGCGAGCCCGCCGCTCGATGTCCGAAGAAGAGTACCTGCAGGAGTACGAGTGCTCTTTTACGGCCTCGGTCAAAGGTTCCTATTACGGGAAGCTCATCGAGCAGGCCGAGCACGACGGCCGCATCTGCGGAGTTCCGTACAATCCCGGGTCTGCAGTCATCACGGCATGGGACCTCGGCTTCAGCGACTCTACAGCTATCTGGTTTGCTCAAATCGTCGGGCAGGAGGTGCACGTCATCGACTACTACGCCTCTTCAGGAGTTGGGCTCGACCACTACGCCCGCGTCCTGAAAGACAGGGGCTATGTCTATGGCGAGCACCTTTTCCCGCATGATGTTGCCGTGTCTGAGCTTGGTACAGGCACGACACGACTTGAGACTCTGCGGAAGCTTGGGCTCCCCGGTAGAATCCTAAAGGCTACCCGCGTAGACGACGGCATCAATGCCGTTCGCATGCTTCTCCCGAGGTGCTGGTTCGATCGGAAGAAATGTGAATCAGGCCTGGACGCCCTGCGCATGTATCAGCGCGACTGGGATGAGAAGGCGCAGGACTTCCGCTCCTCCCCCCGGCATGACTGGACGTCACATGGCGCGGACGCTTTCCGGTATCTCGCTGTGGGTATCGATAGCGCCGCTGCCACAGTGAGCGGCCGCACCTTCGCTCCTATCCACCAGACTTCCATCACGAGGCTTGCCTGATGAGAACCAAGACTGACGTCAAGGCGCGGCTGCAGCGCATCATCCTCTCCGAGATGAGCCATTGTATCGGAAAGTCCGGCGGCCAGCTCTCGAATCAGAGAGACATGCTGAAAAAGAAGTACCTCGGCTATGGGTATGCCGGGGACGATGCCCGTGCCAAACAGGGGTACTCGACCTATGTCGACAGGACTGTCATGGAGGCAGTTGAATGGGCAAAACCGAGCCTGTTCAGAGTTTTCGCGACGACTGATGATATAATCCGTTTCGAGCCGAAGACGCCCGAGCAGGAACAGGCCGCCGCTGACGCGACGCTCTATGTCAACAACGTCATTTTCGGGAGAGAGATGTTCCGCCTGGTGCATGACGTCCTCGCTGACGGTCTGTATCAGCGCGTGGGGTGGTGCATCGCGCACTGTCCCCTACAGAAAGAGACGCGCGTCCTTGAGTATGAAGGCCTGACCGAGCAGGAAGCCATGTCTCTCATTATGGATCCCGCTATGGGCATCTCCGAGGGCGGGGACAACCTTGAAGTCGAGGAAGTCATTGGGCAGGGCCCTCTCCCTCTCTACAACCTGCACATCCGCAGGACAGAGGAACGCCGGTCCATCCGGCTGGATGCCGTTCCATCGGAGCGCGTGGTCATCTCCTCGGATGCTGCGGACGTGGAGCATGCGCGGTTCATCGCCCACTGGGAGCTGAAGAGCCGCTCTGACCTCATCCGTGAAGGTTACGCTCCGGAGGAAGTGGACGACCTGCCCGCCTATGACACGGAAGACGATGCTCCCGAGACCGTGACCGGCAGAGGGATCAACGCCGAAGACACTACGGACGTAGACGAGCTTGCGAAGGAATCCCGTCTCTACCAGGTCTGGGAAGCGTGGACGGATTGCGACATCAACGGGGACGGCCTCTCCGAGAAGGTGAAGGTCACCTACGTGGGCGGGGAGGACTCTGCCCGCATCCTTGACTGGGAGGAGTGGCCGCTCTACCGGGCTCCGCTTTTTGCTGCTTGTTCTGTCCCCATGCCTCACCAGGCCATAGGACTGTGTCTCGCAGACCTGGTCTCTGACCTGCAGGACGTTAAGACAGAGATGACCCGCCAGTTGCTGGACAGTCTCGTGCTGGCCAATCAGGGTGAAATCGTGGCCAACGAGGGCGAGAGCGGGTCGATTGACTACGATTCTCTCCTATCCCGCAGAGCTGGCGGAATCTACAGGTGCCGTGGCGATGCGTCCATCACCCCTCTTAATGTCAACACCAGCGCGCAGGATGCGCTGGGCGGCCTCACTGCCGTGGAGAGCGTGGTGGAGCGCAGGACCGGTATCACGGCACGGACGCAGGCGCTCAAAGCCGACGCCCTCCAAAATACAGCCACCGGAGCAAGCATTCAGGAAGAGGCCGTAAATCAGCGTATCGAGCTAATTGCCAGAGTATACGCAGAGACTTTTTTCCGTCCGCTCGGGCGCTACGTCCTGCACCTGCTGCACCGATACCAGGACCGAGAGGTCCAGGTGCAGCTGAAGGGACGCTTCATGAGCTTTGATCCCAAGCGCTGGGACCCGGATATGGACATTTCTGTTGCCGTCGGTCTCGGGACAGGGAGCAAAAGCAAGCAGTTGGCCGCCTTCCAGCAGATCCTTCAGATTCAGCAGGCCTTGATCGCTCAGCTGGGGGCATCTTCTCCCGTGAGGCTCTCTCATGTCATCTACGCATGCCATAAGCTGTGTGAGGCCGCGGGCCTGCAGGCGCCAGAGCGCTTCTTTGGCACGGAAGAGGATGCCAGAGCCGCTGAGAGGCAGATCATAGAGAGCCAGAAGAACAAGGGACAGATGGATCCCCTGACCGCGGCCAGGGTCCAGACGGAAAGGGTCAAAGCCCAGACGGCGATGCAGAAGGCCCAGCTTGATATGCAGATTCGGCAGGCCCAACTCCAGAATGAGACTCAGAGCAAAGTCGTCAAAGCCCAGAGTGACGCGGCCCTGCAGGCTCAGAAGATGCAGGCGAACACGCAGCTGAAGGCTCAAGAGCTGCAGGCGGAAAAAGAGCTGGACGCTATGAAGCTAGCCATGGGCGGAACAGCCCCGGCTCTCACCAATATCAGGCAGCAGGAGGTCTAAATGACGGATCTGGAAGAGAAGAAGAGGCAGGCCGACGAGGCGGCTTTCATTATCAACTCCCCAGTCTTCCAGCAGGCCTTCGATGCGCTGGACTACCGGTACGTCAGCTCGTGGCGGAAAGCCCAGGACATCCGTGCTAGGGAAAGATTCTGGCTGATGCAGAAAGCACTGACGGCAGTACGGGAGCAACTTCAGGACACACTAAACAGTTATCAGACTTTAGCAGGAGGCATACATGAGCAAGGCTAGCGAGATGCCGGCAGAGGCGTCGGCAGCAAATCCCGGCCCGGCCCTTTCCGGGCAGACCATTGGGGCGGGCACGGATACCAGCACCATAGATCGTGCTCCACTCAAAGCCGTCAGAGGGCGGGAGATTGACTCCACAGACGATCTCTCTGACGTTCTGGCAGGCGAAGGCGCCGACACCCACGATAACACCGACTCAGAAGAGGACGACCTCGGCACGGCAGACACTGGCGCCGCGGACACTTCCGCAGAAGGCGAAGATGCCGCGCAGGCTGATATTCCCATGCCCGAAGGTTTTGAAGAGAGGACCTGGGGTACGCTGACCCCGGAAGCCCGTCAGGCCGTCCACGGTATGGCAGTGGCCCAGGCTCAGGCCCTTGCTCAGGAACGTCAGGCAGGCGCTGCTGTCAGAGGCGAGCGGGACCGCCAGATTAACGCCGCAGGCGCTCTCCTGGCCAACGCCAACCAGCTTCTTCAGGCAGTCACGGATGCTGAATACGCCGGCATTGACTGGCAGACGCTCAGCCAGACAGATCCTGCGTCGTATGTGCAGCTCTCCCGGCAGTACGCCCAGCGCAAGGAGGCCATCCAGCAGCTCGGAGAGCGTGTCAGGCAGGCTGCTCAGGCAGTGCAGGCTCAGCGTAAGGCTGAGTATCAGCAGAGCCTGCAGAACGAGATGGCCACCGTTGAACCCAGACTGAAAGCCTTACTGGGAGCTGACTTCAGCGCCCCGAAATTCGCGCAGGAGGCTGCGCAGTATCTGGCCGGGCAGGGCGTGCCGATGGACGCCATTGGTCGGATTTCCAAAGGGTACGAAGTTGAGCTGATCGCCAAAGCCATGGCGTATGCCCGCATGGCCGGTACCCGCCGCATGGCGGAGCAGAAAATGGCCGATGCCCCGAAGGTCGAGGCGGGAGGCCGCAGCGTTAATGGCGAAGAAGGCGCAGCGCTGAAGCGCGCCCGAGACATCCTCAAGCACAATACTAGGAGCACACAGGCACTCGCTGATGTGCTCGGAGCCCTTTAATACAGGAAGGAGAAGAAAATATGGCTACCGTATCCGGACAGCTCCAGGACTCGCACATCAAGGGCAAGCCCCGTGACCTCATGAGCGTCATCTTTGACGTTTCCCCCACTGATACCCCGTTTTTGACTATGTGTGGCCGCTCTAAGGCCATCCAGACCCTGCATGAGTGGCAGACTGACACACTGGCCACCCCTGCAGTGAACAGCACACTCGAAGGCGCTGACGTCGTGACCTTCACCGAGTCCACGACCACCGAGCTGAGCAACAAGACCCAGATCCTGAGCAAGGCTGTGTCTGTGTCCGGCACCGCCCAGGCAGTGAAGCAGGAAGGCGTCAGCAAGCAGTATAACTATCAGCTCGCCCAGCGTACCAAGGAGCTGAAGAAGGATGTGGAGCTGGCTCTCCTGAGCAATCAGGTGGCCCGCAGCGATGACGGCTCCAATGGACGTCTCATGCGCGGGCTCCCTACCTGGATGCCTGCTGCCAACTCTGACGTGGCCGGCACTATCGGGTCTGACTCCATCGCATGCGTAGCCGGTACCACCCGTGAAGCTACGCAGGCCCTCTTCACCGGCGTCCTTACCAAAATCTACGAGGCAGGCGGCGAGCCGGACCGCATCATGTGCGCCCCGGACATCCGCGTGGCCCTCTCTTCCGTCCTGCGCGGCACAGCTGACAACCGCATGGAAAACGCGGACTCCAAGCGCGCTACCGGCGTCATTGACGTCTACGTTTCCGACTTCGGCGCCCTGAAAATCATCCCGAACCGCGTACAGGCTTATGAGCCCTTCTCTAAAACCTGCGCTTTCATTCTGGACCCTGACTACTGGAAGGTCGCTTACCTGCGCGGATTCCAGGAACAGCAGCTGGCCCACACCGGCGACAGCATGAAGGGCCATGTGCTCGTGGAATGCACACTGGAGGCCCGCAATCCTGCGTCCTCCGGCATGGTCGCGGACCTGAAGGCTTAGAGCGCATGAGGCTGAACCTTCACCAGCGCGTAGGTGGCGCCATTCTCGAGTCCCGGGAGGATGGCGTCACCGACCGCATAACCCCTGATGGCATTTTGACCAGGGAGCAGGACGTGACGGACATCCTGCGTCAGAATGCTGCGGAGAGAGCGGAGGATCGCTTCAAAGGGTTTCGGTTCGCTCCTGTGTTCCGCAGGGTGGCAAGCATCCCCGTGGCGGCAGTGGACATAGCGAAGGCGCAGGGACTCGACATCCTGAACGACTCAGATGACATGCGGAAGTTTCTCAATAGCCCGGCGAACAGGGCCTTCCGTACCACGAATGAGGTGGTGTGATGGCGGACCTGACCACGTATGACGGCCTGAAGGCGGCCATCGCTGACTACCTCGGCAGGGAAGACCTGACGGAACGCATCCCGACTTTTATTAGCATGTGGGAACAGCGCGGGAACCGGACATTACGCCTGCGCGCGATGGAACACAGGGCGCATGCCGAACTTTCTTCAGGCAGCGGGCAGATCCAGCTGCCCATGCGTCGCCTCGCGGGCAACTGGGATGTATTCCTCGAAATGCGGGATATCGTCTGGACGCCAAAAAACAAAAGCGGGTCGGTTAATCTCTGGTACGCCACGCCAGACGAGTACGCTCTTCTGCTGGAGAAGACGGGAAGACCATATTGTTTCACGATTGAAGCCAACAATCTTTTCGTCCTCCCATCTCCTGATCAGGCGGGAACGCTCCAACTTACGTACTACGCTGAAATTCCGCCGCTCGGCATGCGCCAACCTGACAATGAGGTCCTTTTGCGGCATCCGGATCTGTATCTCTACGGCACCCTCATCGAGTCGGCTGTCTTTACCCGGGGTTCGGTTCCTGCCGAAATGTGGGTGCAGTACTACAAGACGGCTGTCTCAGACATCCAGAGACAGGAACAGCACGCGAGATATCCCAAAAACATCACGATGAAACCAATGAGGAGGATATAATGGGACTTACAAATTACGGCGAGCGGAAGGTATTTGAGCTGCTTAAAGGGGTAGGGACTTATTATTTGGGCCTTCTTACAACTGCGCCCACGGACTCGGATTCTGGCGTCGAGGTGACGGGAGGTGCCTACGCGAGGCAGGCATTCCCGGCTTCTGATCCGACAACGGATAGCAACGGAGAAACCACCGTGAAGAATACTGCCGCTATCGAGTTCCCCACGGCCACTGCCGACTGGGGCACTCCTGTAGCCTGGGGGCTCTATGACGCGGATACAGGTGGGAACCTCGTTTGGTACGGGGCCTTTACTACCCCGAAAGCTTTTTCGGCGAATGATACCTGCATCATCCACGCCAACGAATTCGTCCTTTCTGTGGACTAGCCGCAATGTCAGCTCCTACCCTCGAAGATTTCGATGCCGCGTTCGGGGCGGACATAGATTCTTGTCCGATATCTCTTGATTCGGATGGGATTTCTCAGGCAGCGCCTTCTGTTGCTGTTTTTTCGGAGACTGTGCTGTTGGGACGTATTCGGGCGTACTCCCCGAGCGCCGCGGGAATGGAAGCGCAGGAGGCAAAGGCTGATCTCTCCAGAGCTCTGAATATCAGGCTGGGGAGGGGCACAGGCACGTCTTCGCAGGCGTGCAGCTTTTTTCGTCAGAGAGGGCTCCGGAGGAAAAACGTGGTGGCAACGGGCGCTTCGGCTCCCTCTGTCTTTCGTCTCAGGGCTGTTCAGGCTCTGGGAAAAGCTCTTTCGGCTGGGATGCTCTCTTATGTAGCTGGCCCTGTCCTTCATCCGGGAGCGGGCGGGGCGGCTTCCTCCGAAAATGTGACATGGCGCAGGGGGACGGTTTTCGTAGTCGCTGCAGACGGCGGAACAACAAAAGAAACGGGGCCGGGAGTGATATACAGGCTTCGTGGGCTCCACGCCCCCGGTCTCCTTCATGCTCTGGAAGTTGCGCGCTTTGAACGGCTGACCTGGCTTTGGTCGCCTTACGTCGACGATGCCCCTGTCTGGTACCGTGAAAAAGAAGACTCTCAGTCTGCAATTTTTGAGGAAGTAAAATGAAGGCTCAAAAACAGCTCCTTGAGTTCGGGCCGTGGGAACCTGATAACGTCCTTTTGCGGGGTGTGCAGGCTCCAGAGGCCCGCAATGTCGTTCCTGCGAAGAGGGGGTACCGGAGCTTCCCGGGCTTCTCCAGATTTTCGTATCCGCCTCTCCCGGGTGGGCGGTGTCTTTCGGCATACACGGTCAAGGACGTCAACGGCGACCTTCTGACTCTGGCTGCGTCTTCGGACGGCGGCATCTACGCGCTTCAGGGGGGGAGCTGGGTATCCAAACTCAACGAAGAGACTGTTTCGCAGAACAGAGAGTTCGTTCAGTGGGGACAGGCGATGTACCTTCTCCATGGCACGACGCTGCGCAAATCGGATATATCCGGCACGTTCTCCAAATTCAGCGAGGTGAGCGGCGCGCCAGCGGCCCGATGCATGGGCGTGGTGAAAGAGTTCCTGGTCCTCGGAGATCTCTCCGATAACAGGCGGAGGATACGGTGGTCGGCCATGGACGACCCCGACGCATGGCCGGAGCCTGGCACAGACGAAGCCGCCGCCAAGCAGTCTGATTTTCAGCATTTCCCTGAAGGCGGCCACGTTATGGCCATTCAGGGCGCTGTGGGCTCCGTTGACGGCATCGTTTTTCTTGAGCGGAGTGTCCAGCGTATGGCGTATGTGGGCGCCCCTTATATATTCAATTTCAAGCAGATAGACGCGGTTCACGGGCTGCTTGCCCCAAAAAGCCCGGTCAATTTTGGCGGCGGCTGTATCTACCTCACGAGCGATGGCTGGTATTACACGGACGGGAACGCCACGAAGCCGGTCGGGATAGAGCGCGTGGATAACTGGTTTTTCGCGGAGGCCGAACTTACGCGGACTGACGATATCGTAGGATGGCACGACCCCGGGCGCCGTATCTGCCTTTGGGCATTTCCTTCGAAGCTGGCAGGGGATCGTGTTCTTGACCGTCTCCTCGTCTATTCCTACGCGCTGGACAGGTGGAGCTACTGCAAGACGTCGGTTCAGACAATTTTCGGCGATTTCGCCAGGGGAGAAACGCTGGACGCCCTTGATAAATACGGACCTCTCGATTCTCTGTCCTTTAAGTCTCTCGATATCCCCGATTTCATGACCGGGTCAGCTCTTCTCGCCGCATTCGACGAAGATGGGTATATGGGAACGTTTTCTGGACGGCCTCTGGAAGCGATCCTCGAGACGCAGGAAATCGGAGGAGAGCGCATGATGGTCCACGGCCTTCGCCCCCTCGTGGACCGTGGCGATGCCAGAGCCTGCCCGATATACCGCGTCAGGCAGTCCCAGCAGCCGAAATACGGCCCCCTGCGGGAACAGAGCCGTGACGGGGTCTGTTATCAGCATCTCAGCACTAACTACCTGGCTGCCCGCATTGTAATTCCGGGCGGCGGCGAGACGTGGCGTGATGCTCACGGCGTTGAAGCGCTTGTTGAGCCTGAAGGGGGAATGTAATGGCGCGTCAGGTCGCTATTTATCCGGAGGCTACCCCAGAACAGATGACGGCTCTCGCTTTGGCGGCGAATGCAGCTCTTACAGGGGAGACGCTTAATGTGGGAAATTTTACGGCGAAAGCTGGGACAACCGTTATCACCAACCCGCTCTGTATGCCTGGGCGTGTAGCGAGGCTGACGCCGCTTAACGCCGACGCTTCCGCCATGTCCTGGTATCTGGCTGCTATGACGCAGGGCAGTATGACTTTTTCCATTGCCGGCCCCGGTGAGGGGAAATGGGCGTGGGAGATTTCCGGCGTCCTGAAGAACACCGGCGCTATAGCTCAGAACGTGGACAATCCGGTTCAGGCCAGAACTCAGCTGCAAGCGTTATGTCCCGTGGGCTACATCTATGTCAGTACCCTGGATACCAACCCTGCGGAACTGCTCGGGTTCGGCACGTGGGTGAAGACGGGCGTTGGCCGGGTACTGCAGGGGGCCGACGATACGCATA